TTTAGCAGTGCTAGTCCCACCTGATATTTGAATGCGATAAGCGTTAGAAGTGCCAAAGGGGCCCGTTTGACCAGATGTTACTGCTACAGTTGCACCAGCCCAGGCATCCCATCCTGTAGTAAAATTTGTGCTTCCCGCTAGTCGGTTGGTCGTTTCTTCCTCTACCTTTTGCGCCTGGGCAAATTTGCCAGGCTCGAAGCGGGGGACGTTAGCGGCGACTTGGGTGCCGGCGGAGGTGTAGGCGACGGAGGAGCGGGAGAAGGCGGCCTGCAACTTGTCAAATACCTTTATCCCAGTCAAAGTTATATAATCCCCAGCCTGCAACGCTGGGTCGCCCGCAATCATAACGTTGCACGGGATGTACTCAGCCTGTGTAATCTGGTTAAGCAAATTGCCCAGGATAGTGTTAATTTCAGATTCCGACTTGCCAGACAACAGTGGGTTTTCCTCCAGAGTCATGGTCATGCCATCTGTGCCCTGAGAATACTCCGTATCGCCAATCCGCATGGCCACTTTTGTGATTTTTACCGCAAAATCAGAAACATCAGTGCTAAACCGCTCGGCCTTAGTTATCGTTTTTACACTTGTCCCTGTGATGATAGGCAGTATTTCAAGTTGACCTAACCGGTTCATTCTGGCAAACGCCCCGAGCACCTGACATATCCACATCATGAGGTCGCGGCAGGTGTTGACTTTGCTCGCCGCCGGCAGGGTCAGTTCCACGGTGCCGTTCGCCATCGCCTCTACAGACTGCTGGCCGGTCGCAAGAGTTATCCCGACTTTTGAGCAACACGAGCTGAGAATAACATAAGGCGAGCCGGACGTGACCACGCCGGTCAGGTCGACGTCAAACAGAATCATCCCGTCCAAGGCCTTAAGATTGACACCTGTCGCCTTGCGTTCGATCTCGGTAACGTAGAAGTAGCCTAAGGGGACATATTCAAACTGTCCACCTCCTACGTCGATGCCGAAATTGATCACAATCCTAGCCCCGTCCAGGGAGTAAGGGTTCACCGGCGGCGATATGAGAGTTAGGCCGAGTTCGGAGGCATAGACGTTGCCTACTTCTATATCTTCGCCGGAAACGCACTGCTCCGTGAAATAGAGGCTCCCGAGGGCTATATCGTCGTCGTCAATGCTGATAGTAGTGTTATCCTTTAGCGTGATTGTCCCAGTTATGCAGACATTTCTGGTTTCCTGAGCTATTGCAGTCTTATAGGCTTCGGATACCGGATACATGGCGTCGACCTCCTAGTATTCGATCAGCGATACCGACAGCTCCCAGATGCTGTTGTCCGGCAGTATGTGGTCGTACTTCACCAGCTTGGCCTGTCTATCGCCGGAGTACATATCCCGTGTCGGGGATGTGGAGGTAGTCGGGTCAAAGAACGTAACAGAAAACTTGGCAGGCGACAGCGCATCGGTTATCGTCTTTAACTCCGTCTTAGTCACCCGCCACTTCGCCTGTATTTTATATACTCCTGCTCTTACCCTGTCCCGCACCAGTACCCCGGTTTCGGTGCGTCTAGTGTTCTCGCTGTCGATGTCCTGAAGGCTTACTTCGTACTCAACGGGAGCGGGTAAAGCAACTCCGCCGATGCTGATTATCGCCATTGCCGCTTACCTCCCGTTACTCTTGATATTGCGGCGCTCCTGCGAACGGTAAATGTACGCGTCCACCTGCTCGTTACCGATGTAAACGTAGATGTCGCCGCCTGCTCCTGCCATTGCGGGTTGGGCGGTGCGAAGAGCCGCCGCTATGCGTTCGGCCAGTCTGTCCATCCAGCTGGTGTCAGACAAGGGCAGAACAGCTTCCGGCCCGGCTTCGCCCACGCCTATGATAGACGGCTGGGTAAATATTCCACCTTGAGCGTACCAGTCCACAGACACTTTGGGGATGGATATTTTGACTCCGGCCACAGTTGTGGATGTTGTAGTAAAGCTGAAGTGCGGAAGCGGAATATGGATATTGCGGAATGGCTTCGTGATGGCGTCCGCTATACTGGAAAATATGTTGGAAGCCGATGATTTTAGGTTGCTCCATGTACTGGTCAATGTCGAAGATATATTCAACCAGATATTCGACAATGAACCCCGCAAAGACTGCATCAACCCACTTATGGTACTGGAAATATTGCCCCACACCGAAGAAGCCGTGTTTCTTATCGTGTTCCACGACTGAGTTAGCCCGCTGGCCATAATCCCCGTCACATTCATTACGGTATTCTTTATCCCGTTCCAAACCGTGCTAGCCGTAGTGCTTAGAGTGCCCCACACCGTAGTTAGCGTGGATTTTATGCTGTCCCAAGCCTGTGAAACATTGGTCTTTATAGTGCCCCAAATCATGGAGAAAAAAGTCGCGACAGAATTCCAAACAGAAGTCGCGGTGTTTTTCAGCGAATCCCAGGTGTTTGTAAGATAATTTTTAACGTTATTCCATGTACGTATAGTTGCATCCTTGATATTGTCCCAACTTTCCGAAACAAACCTAGCAGTCGCTTCCCAGGCCTTAGCTGTGTACTCCTTTATTTTATCCCAATAGATGACTATAAGGGCGGCTAATGCAATAACCGCGGCGGTTACCCAACCAACGGGCCCTAAGCTGATTACCCAAGCTGCCGCAATTCTAGCTGCGTTGGCTAATGCAACGCCGGCCATCCATACCCATCGCCCGGCGGCAATGACAAGTTGCGCAACCATAATCGCAACGTTCCTTACTGCCGCAACCCCTAGCGCGACTAAAGCCGGAATTAATATCGTTGCTATTGCTATAGCTATAGCCTTGAACAGAGGACTCGCCTCGCTCCACTTGGCTTTTATCGCGTCCCAAGCCGAGACCATGCCTTCTTTTATCCAGTTAAAGAAGCCCGATAATGTTGGTTTCTGGGCCTCCAACATCTTGCCGACGTCCATTGCGGGCGGAGCGCCGACCCCTCCGACAGCAGGAAGTTCGGGGGTAGCCACCTGCTCTAGCCCGGAAGCAATGTCCTCAGAAGCCTGGGCCGTTTCCTTTGACAGTTTGTTAAGCTCGTCGAAGGGCTGCAGGTTGTCGTTCGCGGCTTTCCCCGCCTTCTTCGTCGCGTCGGCTTGGTCTTGCAGTCCCTGCGCCGCCTGCTTGCTAGTATCGCTTACCTTCGCTTCCTGTCCGCTTATCGCCTGAAGCGTCTTTTGCAGGTTGGCCTTTTCTACGCTCGCCGCATACTTGCTCCACAGCATTATGCCGCCTGTTACAGCGGCAGAAACTCCGAGAATAGCCCAGCCGAGAGGCCCCATCGCCGACCAGACCGAATATAGGACAGTGCGAAGCGTTTGTAACACTCCAACATGCGCGATTCCTGCGGCAGAGGCCAAGGAAAGCTGAACCCGGTAGATCTGCACTGCCCTGGCAACAAAATTCAAGATACCAGATGTCGCCACGGCTTCTCCGCGCATCACTGCCATGACGAAGGTAAGCTGTGTCAGGACGCCGGTTACTACCTTAAACGTCAGGAACGCCGTCACCGTAGTTAGCACCAGCGGCTTCAATATCGCCCAATACTTGATGATCGCGCCCAGCACAGTCTTTGCCGTGTTCCACAGACCCCGCAGGGCCGCCGAAGCGATGTTGATCGCTACCGCGAACTCGGCCCCGAAGTGCTGCACCAGAGCCGCCCGCAAGCCAAACTGCCGGAAGGTGTTATAGAAATCGGTTGCAAAATCTCTCACTTTTTGAAGCCATTGTGTCACGGCCTTAAAGAGGTTGGACGTCACGGCCCCGAGGGTCAACCTCCACACGTCTTTGATAGTAGAGGTTACGCCTTCCCAGGTATTCTCCATATTTTTCATCATATTCGGGAAGCGCTTGTTCATACCCTCAACTAACATCTTGATAGCACGGTCCGCAGGAATAAGGCCTTTTGACTGCATATCCATGATTTCAGCAGTTGTCTTGTTCATTGCTTCCGCAAGTATCTCCCAGGCGGGAATACCGGTTTCAGTGAGCTGGCGCATTTCTTCGGCGGAAAGCTTGCCTTTAGCGCGCATCTGACCCAAAGCCCGGATAATTCTGTTAATGCCTTCTGTACCCAACCCTACAGCTGCAGAAGCATTGCCCACGGCTTCCATCGTCGGGAGTACGTCTTCAGCCGCAAAACCGTACGCAAGCATACGCTTTGAAGCGTCAAGAAGTTCCGGGAATTCAAACGGGGTTCTAGCTGCAAACTCTGCCATATCGCTCAAAAAGGCTTCTGCCCTCTCAGCGCTTCCCAACATAGTAGTAAAGCCTATCCGGGCCTGTTCCATCATGGAATTGAAGCTGACGGCCTCGCCCACAACGGCACGGAAGCCCTGCTGTACGGCCTCGAAAAAGCCTATACCCAGAGCGACAGAGAAGGCGTTCTTAAATAAACTACCTATTGTGCCGGCAGTGGATTGGGCTTGGCGTTCGGCCTGCCTCATCCCGGCTCTGTATTCGGTTAGGTCTACTCCAAGTTTGGCTAAAACTTCGCCTACGAGCATTTTTCTTCACTTCCATAAGAGGAAAATTGATACAGGACACCGAATAAAACGCTAAGAAGGAGGTGCATAACATGAGAATAGCTTCGTTGGTTCTCGGCATTCTTGGCGGTTTGTTTGGGTTAGGCGGTTCTATCTTCGCCCTGTTCGTCGGTGGTATCGGCAATGCCCTTAAGGCACAAGGCGCACAAACTGTAACTGGCCTTGGACTCGCCGCGATTCCGTTGGCTATCATCGGGATTATTGGCGGGGCTCTTTCCCTATCTAAGCCAAAGGCCGCCAGCTGGCTCATGCTGATCTCCGCCGTTGGAGGAACCATCGCAATCTCGGGAGCCTATATCATTGCCGGATTGATGTTGTTAGTTGGAGCGATATTCGCATTCATCGAGGCTAGAAAAGAGACGAAGACCGCCTAATTCCACGGCCCTTTAAGCCCTTTCACCTTTGCCTCCTGGATAAGTCCGGCCCAGCGGTCATCTTCTTGCTGGGCCTTTTTTGTCAGTCTGTCAACCGCCTTTTTCGCTTCCTTGCCGATGAAGTCGTCCGGCTTGACCTGTTTCGGCTTCCGCTTACTCCCGCCGAACACATTCGCCAGCACGCTTGCCGCGTTGGTGATAACGGCGGCCAGAAAAGCCCACTTGTTCCGCATCTCGTGGTACTCGTCCAACGTCTTCTGCTTCTTCAGTTCCTCCAGAATTGCCGTCAACTCCGAAGGCCGGAGATTGCGCATTTCTTCAAGCGTCCAGCCGAATTCACGGGCCAAAAGCACCACTACTTCTGCTGTAAGCCAGTCTGAGCCAAGGTCAGCATCGGCTTCAACAGTTTCTTTAGGCCCAGAAAATTTACGTCAACGAACGCCTCCAGCAGTTCTTCAACTTCGCTCATGTAAGCGTTCCTGACGTCGTCTTTGGTTAGCTCTGGGAAAACGACCGGCAGTTTCTCATACAGGATGTCAAAATCCAAGTTCCCTAATTCTTTACCCAAATCTATGTTGGCTATCTTTCCTTTACTGGAAGGGAAGAGTTCCACTATGAGCTTTTCAAGGTCGCCTATTCTTTTCTCTTCAACTCTAATTTCCTTGCCGGCAATCGAAATGACTTTGCTACGCATCTAATCACTCCTAACTTAGCCTGAAGTACAGCGGGCCTACGCCTTCAAAGTCGATGCTCTCTTTCACCAAGTCGTCGACGGCCGTCTCTACGCCCTCGCCCCTAATCATTGCAAATCCTTCCAGACATTTCTGCGAGGCCCCGCTGTCGACGAACAGTTTGACCACGATGATTTCCCCCAGGGACTTGAAGAACCGGTCGTCGCCCCAGTAGGCTTCTGCGCTGCCGGACCAGCCCTTGACGGTCTGGACGTACTCCTTCCAGCCTCCCGAAGCAAAGGTGGTGGCGTCTGCGTTCTCCGCGTCGGTGTCCACACTCCAGTTGAAGAAGCCGCCGCACTGCACTAGCGTTAGGGCCTGGCCGGAAACGGTTACTACATCAGTAGGTGCGAGGGCTGTATCAAAGACAACATACCCGCCGGCCCGCTCAAGGGTGAAGCCGGCCGTTACGATTGTGCTCTTCTTTTTGACCGTTATCGTGGCTCCAAGCGGCCAGTAGCGGTATGCCGGATTGGTCACCTGGTACCGCTTGTAGGCTGCGTCCGGCGTGGTGGCCTGGTCGGTAAAAGCTACAGGGGTGGTGTCC